GTAGCAAAATTAACTCGTTGTTCCGCTGTTTGACGTTCAACACCACGCTCATAGCATGATGGTAAACTAGCAATAACTGCAACATCATAGTTACCGGTAATAACCTCTCTGTTAGCAATCAACATTGCTGTGTTATCAAAATCACTTAGTTGTTTACCTTGCAAGATTTTGAAAGTCAGTGCCTGATAAAACGCACGAACCTTTTTACCATGTTCACGGTCTGTGTCAGTAATACCTGATTGGTCAGTCAACAATTGTTCAACAATCATACGATTGGATAGTTTTGTTGTAGCAGGATCTGATTCAGAAACTGAACTTAACTTGACATAACTACCATTGATACGTTGAGCCGCACATGCCGCACTCCACACATCATCAGCATTGTAGTTAACTGTAACTTTTTGTGTTCTAGTTTTAGCACGATATGGAGTAGAATCATCAGCATGACCCATACGTTGAATTTGACGGCTAGTCATATTTGATACGTTAGCAAATCCAGGCATTTTATTCTCCTTAAATTTCAGTTTCGTATTCGTAAAACTTAACAGATGGATCCAACTGTTTCAATTGTTTAGCGGCAGTCATCAATTCTTTGTAACGACGGTTAACTTCTGCACGGGGCAACTCACCATCGCAGGTCAAGTTCTCGGGGCTAAGAGCCGAATCAATTTGATCTGCCAAACGTTGACGACCAGCTTGAGTAACGACTTCATACTGTTCACCCTTGAAAATGCTATTCCAACGATTCTTCTGGTCAATGTATTTTTGCAATGCGTTCATGTTTAACTCCGTTGTTTAACTGTTTAAGATTCTATTATATACCCAAAGCCATTTATTGTCAAATATAGAAATCTGACTTAAAGCCCAATTTCGTATAGACAATTTCACGGACTTCTGTATCCATTGCCTCGCCAAATTTAGTGTAGTCACTATCGGCCAAATCACGCAAATTCTGATAAACCGTAGCCCAGTCACTTTTGTAATTTTTGTGAAATTCAATGATATCGGCAATTTGTTTGTTGCCTTCTTCGCTAAACATTCCGTATGACATTTTGTTCCCTTTATCTAACTGTCTAAGATTCTATTATATACCCAAAACCATTTATTGTCAAATTTTAGCGGCCAAGCGTTGTTGTGTTTTTGCAACATTATCTTGGACTAATTGCTCAAATCCTGCACTAGTAACTGGGTAACCCTGTTCTTTAAGCATCTTTTTGATATGTGGTTGAATAAAACCCTTAGAACCAACGATTTCAAGAGGTGCTTCGCCCTTTTCTAAGCGACTAAAGTATTCCTCAACTGTAAAATTCTTTGTAAGGAATGTAAGGAAACTTGCTTTAGTACCACGAACATATTTGAAGCGGGCTACAAATTTAGTAGTTCCGTCGACTGGGTTTGTGTAGTCAACGTACTCAGTACCGTAGAAATTGCCTTTGATGAATGTAGTCATTTCGTGTCCTTTATCTAACTGTCTAAGATTCTATTGTAGCACTAAGTCCATTTAATGTCAAATTTTGGGTATAAAAAAGCCCCTAAAAACGGGGCATTTTTGAGAACTAAAAGTATTACTTTTTAGTATTAGTACTTTGATTAACAAAACCGTACATCTTTTCAGCAGTTTCTAGGATTTTATCTAGTCCTGGAAATTCGGGCATTGCAATTGTAGAGACAAGTTGACCTGTTTTTTCATCACGTTTGGCGCTCATCTCCCAACCGTGAAATTTCATTTGGTATTCGTGTTGTACAGCATCTTTAGCCATAGCTAAGATATCTGTACGTAATTCGTAACCGTTTTTGTTAAATTTAACTTCAGGTAATTTTGGTTTAAAGTCTGTCATTTTATTTCCTTAAAAAAGTGTATGTGTATTAATTGTAGTTTGTTTTGACTGGAATGTCAACGGGTTTCGGTAATGTACCATGATTAACCCATTCCCAATCTTCGTCAGTCATAGGTTGCCATTGATTCATTTCATTTTACTCGCTTTGTAATCTTTAATAGATTGAATAGCCTCTAGTAGGCTGTTGAATAGTTGTTTAAGTGTGTTCATAGAAATCTCCAATCTGATTGTTTGCGATGGAACTCGTAGGTCAATCGCTCAATGTCGCCTGCATCTTTTGGATTTCGGCTGACTATATATTTTTCTAACTCTGTTCCGTAGGTATCTGTAGAAAAACCTAGGAACACTATTAGTATTCCTAAAAGTTTCATAATTACTTAACCTTTGTAGATTTTGCAGATTTAGCAATATTGAAAGCTGGAACCATTGCTTTATACTGATCTGCTAATTGTGTGTAAAAATCTTTGCTTGTAAAAATCATACCCAAAGCCATTGCTGATTGCATTCCTGCATCTGCGGCTGCTTTAGTATATTTTGATTGTGCATCAACAAAAGTATTGAGTGCTGTTTTGATGCCTTCGTGTTGAACTGTTTGTTCTACAAATTTCTTTTTGAAGTCTGAAACTCCATCGATAAAGGCGTAAGTTGCTGTGTTAAACATTTTATATCTCCTATGTGTGTGTTTAAAAGTGGGTTTTTATGAAGAACCCCTAACTTCATATATATTTATGCCGGCTGATAGATTTCTCTATATTTTGACATAGCCAATTGTCTGGCCAGAAACAATCTTAACTTGACATAATCAGTTAATTCTTCATTTTCAGTTAAAGAGGTTTCAATCTTTAATATAATACGACGGGAATTGACTAATATATCCTCATCACTAACTAGAACCTGATTTGGATCAAGTCCCCAAGTTTTAATTGCGATAAGTCTGTATGGATTACTTCTTAGAAGTTTCGGCTTTTTTATCGTCGGCTTTTGCAGGACTAGCAGGCTTGGCTTCACTTTTAGTGTCTGCCTTGGGAGCATCCTTTTTCTTAGCCAATTTCATTTCTTCTTTTGGTGCTTCTGCTTTAGTAGGTGCAGTTGTTGCTGTAGCTGGCTTTGCCGCAGGAGCTGTGTTCTGAGCCATAGCTGTTGCTAGTGACAATGTAGAGATTAAGACGATTGCTAATGTTTTCATTTTAAGTTTCCTTTATGTTAATGAAGTAGATTTTACAGTCTACATATATATAACGCGGTAGCTATTGATTACGTTGACATAAATACATACTATGTTATATATATCTTATCAGGGAATTTACGACGGCCAAAACTATGAATATGCTAATACTCCTGACCAAATAGGAAAATCCTTCAATAATGGATTTGCTTGTATGGTTGATGTTTGGAGAATAGATAATACATTATGTGTAGGTCCAGAACAAGCACCTATTCCAGTAACTGACAAATACTTGCAAGGTAATCGTTTTTGGATTAAATCTGGGAATCAGGAAACATATGATTGGTTTACTACACAACCATTAAAAAATTATCCAAACTATTTCTATCAACCTAATCCTAATGTAAATGCATTAACTAGTAGTGATAAATTATGGACACCCGGAACAGTTCCGGTAAACAATACTAGTGTTATAGTTTTACCTGAAATTAAAGACAGAGCATTGTTTAGTACTGTACAATTAAGATGCTACGGAATATGTAGCACCTATCTTACTTTTATTAAACGTATGCGTAATGAAGGTGAGTGGTATTAACCACCACGTCCACTTCTACGAACTACCGTAGCACCACCGTTTCCCTTAGTTGGTTTAGGACCTTGTGATTTAGGTGCTTTACCTAATCCAGGCTTATTATTGTCTTTCTTAGCGGCATTAGCTAAGTTAATAAATGGATTTTTACTTTTCTTTTCTTCAGTCATTTTTTTACCTTTATGCTATCTAAATATTCATTTACATTTCCATACAAACTAACCATCATAGCTATTTTGCTATCATAAAATCTTATGTACGGAAAGCTTTTCTTTCCATCTTTATTTACCCCCATATAATAGGGACATTTGATTTTTTTATTAAGTTCTAATATATAAGCATGATATTGAGTTTCTGGTTGTAACCTTAACTCATATTGATAAAATTCTATTTCTGCCATTCTGAATGAATAATCACCGACGTCGGTTAAACGTAATCCATCTTGGCGTCCAGTCATCCACCACTTGAATAGTAGCTTATCTATTGGAATAATTTTTTCTTGATTGAGGGAATCAGGAAGTTGAGCCAATACAACTTCTGTAATAGTTTCTTTTAAAGTTTTACGTTTACTCATCTGGGTAGACAACTCTACCTGAATTCATAAACACTACAGTAAACTTATCTGTTTTAAATTGAAGATTCAATTTACGACATAAATTACGTGCATGTCCGGGATTACTAAAACTAGTTTTTTTATATTTAGGAGTAGCTTCATTATCTAAGTAATGTTGGCTTTTTAGATTGATAGGTTGTCCTTCATAAAATACTGCCCATATACCAGCCGCCTCTACAATTTGATCACATTTATATGTTACTTTATCTACTAATTCTAGTAGAATTTTGGGTTGTGTTCTACTCATTAAAATCTACCACCATTAATTTCTACTTGAAATACAGGTTCAACGGAAACTTTAGTCTGCAACAATTCATAGTTATCAACAAGTAACTTGTTTAATTCATCCCGCAATCCACGAGCTTCACCTATAGGAATTACAACATCTTTACCTTGTTTAGTCTCCATAATGGATACTTTATCTATAAATCGTTTAATGTGTATCATTAAGTATTTATCGCTTTTTTAGCCTCTATTTCAGTTTTATAGGGTCCTTGATACGGATAACGCTGAATAAAAATGTATTTAGGACAAAAAACTGTATCTTTTTCACTTCCTTGTTGTATATTAAACCAACCCGCAACATGATAGCATTTACTTTTAGAACCTGTCGTAAATAAATGCAATTTGCGTTTAATATCTAACATACTATTGAATACTTTTTCTGTTGTGGGATATACCTTAAAGGGCAGGTCATGTTTAGTTTTATCTATTTTTTGTACTGCTTCAAATTCAATATTTGTTTTACGCTTAATAGCTGTAGTATTTTTGTAATGACTTTTGTTGCCATTCAATTTTACTTCAAATCCAGAACCATCGGCTAATACATTTCCGACTTTTTCTTTACCATCAGTAACAATCCAGAATTGATTTTTTACTACGGGTTTTGCAATAAGTGTTTTTGTCATTTTATGTTCCTCTGTGTAAGTATACTATGTTTAAATGTACATGTCAACCTTTGTACCAAGATTATATTGATATTGGTACTCCTGGTATTCTTTAGTTAACTTTAATGATTCATACCGTTTTATTTCTTCAATGTGTTGTTGAAAATGTTTGTCTTGTTCCAATCGTCTTTCCGATTGTGCTTTTAATATCTTTTCTTTTTCTAACTCATTAGCCGTTTTTATATCCCGAACTTTTGCTAGTTCCATATTATCCTTTAACATATTATACCTTAAGGTATAATTAAGTAAGGGAGTGGGAGCGGCTACTTTATTCATTCAATATCAAAATGTTTCTTAATTGCTTTTTTTGCTTCTGCAATACTACCTGCATGTTGTGATTGGTCAAATGTAGTATGTACGTGGGGCTTTTCGGCACTATCTAATGCAAGCAAGCATTCATCAATTAATAATTTGGTAAAAATACCAACGGCAAATTGGCCCTCAGCAATACATTGCTCGGCCATTTCTTTAAGTTTTTCATTGTTCATTTTATATCTTTCATGTATATAGTTTAATGTCCTTATGTTTAACAATAATTACACGATGTACTACATCTTTATATTTAATCGGTAAATCCAAATGTATACTAATTCTCGGTCCTTCAATCTCATTAATCAATGTGTCATTACCCACTGTACCTACAAACGGAATCTTGTTCCATTTACCAATAACACGGTCACCGATACTGTATTTACCTTGGTATCGATTTGCCTTAAAATAGTCTGCTAAACTAGGCATTATAGCATAAACTGTTTTAGCAAATCATGTGCTAAAGACAAGTCCTCTACAATGGGTTCATCAAGCATTTTTCTGTATTCAATAATGATTTCCATAGCATATGACTGATCCTCATCATCCAATGAGTTCCACCACTCATGTAATTCATCTGGTGTTTTGTTTAAAATGTATTGTAAGTTGTTGTAATCTCTATTCATTTTATTCTCCTAGTTGTTCCCAAGTATATTCTGAATCTTTCATATATGCTACTGGTTGTAACCAACCCTGTTTTATAGCTTCTACAATCATATGTTTATATTGTTTTGGACAATCATTGCTAATTTCAAATCCAGCACGTGGCGCTATGGCGATTCCGTTATCAATATAAAAGTTAGAATCATCCTTACGGATCGTTTTAATAGTTTTGTCAGGCGTAGTAAAGGTCATGCCAATAAACCCTTATAAGAATTGTTCAACCATTTTGCGTAGGTGTCCGATTGTTCTGAAATTTTCTGAAGTTCATAGGTCCCACAAAATCGCATAAAATGCACGCCTACTTGAGGAGTAACAGTTGTACGCACACCCTCACGAATATTTGCATCAACTTTATCTTTGATATCTTGAGGTTGTGCTGTCAAATCAATCAAAACCTTATTTCGTTCATAATCGTCACGCACCCGATGTTCGACCTGATTATGATCTACCCAGCGTTGGAGTTGTAAATTGTTCCACGAAAATCCTTGCTTTTCTCTATCAGCATAAGCCTCAATCAATCCAACTTTATTCTTAGTACCTTTAGTACGCACACCTGGATATGCACTGAACACGTTGTCTGTAGAATCTCCCCTCATGCATTTTTCGAACAAAATAAATTGTGGGTCACCCAACAGTTTAGGTTCACCTGTTTTCTTATCCTTAACAATTTTACCCTTATCATCAAAGTAACCTTCAAGCGTAATCAGTTGATTAGTGATACCATTATAAATTTTATTTTTTTCAGAAATTAATTGGATGAAATCGGTATCGCTTGAAATTATAAAATTTTCATCTTCTGGATGTAGTGCTACCCAACGTGCAATTAAATCATCAGCTTCTGCCTGTGGATCACGAAGGACACTTACGTTAGTCCGCTCACGTAAGAAAGTTGTAAACTTTTCATATGTTTCCCAAAAAAGTTCATTTTCTTCTTTCTCTGCTTGAGTTTGTGATTGTGTATCTACAATTCTATTCTTTTTATATGGCTCATAGTAGGACTTCCTCCACGATTTCCCCTCCAAACAAAACACAACGTGGTCAATTCCAAATTTGCGAACTACTTGATTGACTGATGCAAGTGTAAGATGTAGTGCCATTTATATACTACTATTTAAATAATGTCAATTTTTTAGGGTTTAAGCCATAATTTAAAGGGTTCTTGTCTTTTTTTAATATAATTTCCATACTTATTGTTAAATTCCGTTGCTGAAAATAATTTATTAGGATCAATACTAGCGTGAATTAGCCACGTTCTCACAGTTCTACATACTTCTTCATCTGGCCAATTATTTATAATATAACTAAGATGTTTATTTGCTCGTTTATGACTAAATCGTTTACCCTTCATATCTTCAAGCATTGACCAAGCTTGGTCACCGTAACTATCTGTTAAGATAGTCCACATAAGTTCTTGCTTTTTGGTAAGAGTAGATTGAGTAGTAGGTGTCATTTGGGTATTAATATAATATTATTTTTTTTGAAATATATACACACCTTCATATTTGAAGCCATTTTTCAATTTATTGTTACCTTTTCCGGGACGTACATTAAGCATCATTTTTAAGGTATCAACGTATTCAAAGTTTAGTTTCTTGGACAATTCAATCCATCTATCAACTACTTTAGTTTTACCCTTATCATAATCTGCAATATTTACTGCATAGATAGCATCGTCTACAAGGACCTTGTGCAACATAGTTAATGTAGGTTCAACATAAAAGTCAAACCATGCATCCAAATTGTTATATCGATTCATACATTGAGTTTCCTCATCACTATAAATTTCCAAATTAAAGTAAGGTGGACTACTAAATGCCGCATTAAATGATTTTTCGGGTGCATCAAAATCTTCACTGCAACAATGGTTCATTTGATATCCATTTCCAATTGACAAATCATTAAGCATACTACCCAGTGCATCTAATCCAATATATGTTTTAGTATTTGGGTCTATCCCTGTATAATTATATCGCATCATACTAGTCATGGACCCCAACATTCTACCACCGTATCCACTGGAGAAATCTAATACATTACCAAACATGTTTGGACAAATATATTCATATATAGCACGTGCGTTTAACGGTTTAAAATTTTGAATAGTTCCACCACCGGTGAGGTCTAGTGCCCTGCGTATGCTTTGCGGTAGTACAGCTTTATCCCCTTCATCTCTGTGTTTGTAACAAATTTGAATAGCTGCCTTTAATTTATTGTCATTGTTAAATCTATGACGCAAACTGACTTCAGAGTAATTAAAAGTTTTTGCATCCTGTATATTAGGAAACCAAAAACGACTAAAACTTTGTCCTGATGTCATTCCTGTTGATATTTGTTTATTTTTAAATGAGACTGATTTAGTAGTCAGATTGCGTAATTCTTCCTCACATCCTTCTAGTGAATAGTAAGTGATGGGTAGTATATTTTTAGTGCGATATATATCAAACACTTCTTGCTCTATCAAGGCCTTTCCAGCATCATCAGCCTTTGCCCAAGTTTCCTTAGAAAGTTTTTTTAAATCTTTTTCAACACTTTCGTATCCGGTTGCAGTTTTTTGTGTAGGTATAAAATTCCATTCTTTGCATATATCACTATAATACTGTAGTACCTTAGGATTTGTAATAGTTGTCATAAATCTCTTTAACTTTCTTATAATTATTTATTGTAGGGATTCTTTTCCAAAAAGCAATTCCGTTAGCAGGTGATGTTGCACTCAATGCCCTGCTCAACATTTTAATTGGTTCGGTATTCCAATATTTAATAAAACGCTCTGCTTCATCTGGATCTTCCATTTTAATCCATAAAGAATTATGACCTGTACCAAATTTGGGGCTAGCATATTTTACCGGGCTTTGATGATTACGACCACCATTTTTACTAATAACAATCTTGTGTTGTCCTACGCCTTCTGAAGGTGTAATGATATTTTTACTAACATTCACTACTTTTCGATAGTCATCACCTTCTCTACCAACTTGAAAAATTAAAGGAACGTTACCTGGATTGTTGATAACTGCTTTACTATTTGTATAATATGATCCATATTTAGCATCATATCCTTTAAATTCTTGATCCAATACTTCAAGTGCATATTGGTATTGATTCAAGTCATTATTTGGTAAGAATGGTGGATTATTCACAGTTAAACTAAGTTCATCATTAAAAATGGTAACTAGTTTGCTAGTTTTGATGGGTTCAAATACCATCATACATTGAGGGGTAAATGATCCTGTCAATGCTAAATATCGGTATGATGTTAATTCATGTATTTTATTTTCTGTATAAGAGTTTTGATTGGCTCTTCCTGTCACAATCAACAATTTACATTGTTTCCTCCAAAGTGGTACAAATCTGTTGATGGTTGAATAGTCTAAATTACTTATTACATAATCAAACTTAGTACGCACTTCCATGCAATCATGTTGGTCAATGTTAATGTTGAAGGTGTTATCATTAATAGCACGTTTCAAATTTGAATGTGCTACCTTTATTTGAGTAGCATCAATATCGCATCCAAATAATTGAGTACCAAAAATATGAGTTAATCTTTGTGTTTCATCAGGTATTGCTTTAGCAAGTGTAGTCATTAATACATCAGCAAGAACCAAAAGTATACTTCCTGTACCGCATTGTGGATCACAATATGTGGTGTCAGGATTAGAAAGGTCCTTCTTAGGGATTTGATTAATCAGAATACGAATCTGATCCTCAGGCAACATTGTTTGATTGCTGTTAGCATCATACAGTTTAATTTGATTGATACGTTTTTTAATGTTATTGAAAATCATTATACTGACCAATTGCTCTATTAATTGAAATGATATTGATTGCTGGTTTAATCTTGTTCCATTCTTTTGGAACAAGCCCAGTAATGTCATCTACTACTGAAATGTCTTTATAGTTGATTATATCATCTAATGAACTTATTGTCAAGTTATCAGCCCAAGCTACATCAATTAATTTGAAAATCTGACGTAATGCGTACTTGATACGCAATGCTGTCTCCTCATCTTCTGACACTTCCTTAGTTGTTGCATTAGAAGTTTTTTTGCTCAAACGTTTTTTATTTGAACCAGTCAGAATATCATTAGTGTTGAGTTGGCTATTTGCATTTCTATTTTTTGGATCAGCCTTTTTATTAGCTAGTAATAGAATAATGTCATCGGTAATACCAGTAATATCTACAGCATTGCCCACACGATCCATGTAATTATTAATATCAGACAAGAAACGTGTAGAAATGGTTTCACCGTCAATTGTATTCCAAATATTACCTACATAATCATATACTTCACTAACCTCTAACCATTCAGATAGAATTTTATCAACCGATTTATTGTCAGCAATGCTTTGTTGTTCGCAATGTTGATACATCACGCTAACAAAACGCTCCGGAGCATAGTCAAAAACAATAACACTTTCCTTTTGTCCCTCAGGCCATGGTGTCTTACAACGGAAACTTCCTTGAAAGTAATCAGCCGCACTCTTATCATTATTCATTTGATGAATACTCCACCATTCAGGCACACTTGTTCCTTCTAAGAAACGTCCACATGTAATTGTAATCGTACCAGCACCATGTTCAATATCACTACGTTGAATCTGATCCTTTACGTCCTGAATATTTTTCACTCCCGAACCACTAGCATTGATAATTGTTCGTTTACTAAAGAACGGGTGTTCGGTCAACATTTTTGCAAAGGCATTAATAGCACTAACATCATTAGGTAATACACATAATGTATGACGACAAACTTTGTCAGCAAAAGGTGTAAATCTTGATGGTGGCTTTTTGTATGTAGTTACTACAAAATTGAGAAACTCATTCACAGCCATTACATTTTTGAATATTCCATTCTCAGTTGCAAACAATTTAGGGAAGGTGAATCCATCATCACCTAAATATGCTTTAACTTTATCGGGAACATTAATCATTGCATAATTGATATCCGCACGATATCTAAATGCATTGGCTACTTCACCGGTAGCTTGCTTTCGCAACATTTGTTCTTCAACATAGTCAAAGTTGTAAATGTCATCTTTATCATATCTGCCACTCAGTACTGTTTTATATGGAGTACCACTCAGTTCAATTTTCTTACCAAAATTCAACGTATTCCACAACCGCTGTGTGTTATCAGTTAAGGTAGCATAGTGCTGTTCATCAAAGAATATAATATCCCAATATTGGGCAAATATTTGCTTCAACAATTCAGTTGGTTTATCAAAGTGTTTATTGATATATTGCAAACTTATAAAAGTAACATTAACTTCAGCATTGTTATAAATCAGTTTTTTTGTTTTCTTATAATTATGAAATTCCCACTTGTCATAGTTAACATGACTTTTTTCTCCGCCGGGCAAAAGTTCTGACCAACTATCATTTACACCAACTTTAGCAGTAACAATCAATATTGATTTTGCTTTAGTTGCCCGTGCAATTTCATATGATATAAAACATTTTCCAGCCCGCATGATTGCATTAATCAACAAATCATTTTTTGAGGTAAGGTTATCTACAGCCCAATCTACAATTTTTTGCTGGTAATCGAATGCAGGAAACGAACATAATGCGGAAACACCAAATCGGCGTTCATTTATAATTCGTTTAACTTCATCTGTTACGTTATTAACAGATTGTTGTGTAGGGTCAAAGAACCACTCACTGGAATTATTATCACTGGGTACCCACATACCCATTCTTTTCATACGTCCATGTAATAAGTTTTGTTCTAATTGTCGTAAGTTACTCAAACTTTGATGTTTTTCATCAGTTTCGCAAATATCAGACACATCTTCCACATGAAGAATTTGATAGGGATCGGCACTGTTTGCTGCCGTTAGTTGTTCTTTAATGCGAGCCTCGGCCGCATCAAATGCAGATTTTGCCTTACGTCTAGCTGACCCTACTTTTGCTCGAAAAACTTTTTCGTTTAATTTAGTAGTGTAAACGTAAACCGCTGTATAATACTTCATAAATATACCTTTAGTGTCAATACAAGTATTGTATCAGAAATTAGATTTATTGTCAAATTATACAAAGTCGTAGGCGTATTCTCCCTGTACAGGACCATTGATTTGAACTTTACCGACCCCAAATTCTTTGCTTAATCGGTGAAAGATATCACGTGCGGTATTTTCGGAGCATTCAGCAAACAATGTGCCAGTATCAGCAAAAAATCCTGCATGTTCGTTGTCATTTAACAACGGACGGACTAAGTAGCAAACATTGCTTTCAAATTCTTGTTGAGACATTTTAACCTCTTTATTAGCTTCAATACTATGTATTATATACCCAAAGTGATTTATTGTCAAATTTTAGATTGTTGTGCATTTACAATAAATTCCCAGTATGACGGCAAAGAAGGGTCACGAAACGGATTATCTTTAAAAGCTATCCAAATTTCAGTTTTCTTTCCTGTTTTATAATTAGTGACTTTTGTTGTTTTTACTTTAGTTAACCCACTAGGGGTATGACCATTAAATGCCCAGCTATTACTAGGAACTATACTTGCACCTAGATAGTTATCATAATCTGGATACTCTACTTTGTTAATTCCTAATTTTGCATACTCATCAAAGTCATCATGACTCACCCAACGTAAAAAGAAATCGTGGTTAACGCAATACAAGGCATAATTATATGCGTCTTTGTATGAGGTTTTTAAGATTAGTGAACAATTAGTATGTTCTTTATTTCGTAGTAATGTGTTATACACATCAACCTCTACACCATTCCATCTACGCATCAACTTACCTCTGTTCTACCGTTACCCAAATC